CCTTCCCGGTGCTGATCGGGGCCGGCCGTGGGTAGAAGAAAAGCCAGGGCGGGCGGCGCAGGCCGTTCACTCTGGCTTTTTCGTTTCTGCTGCTGATCGAGGCGGGGGCGGGTCCTTCCCGGTGCTGATCGGGGCCGGGGCCGTCTGGCACTGGTTCCGGCTGCACCTGATCCACCCGCACGGGGCACTCGGCACGGGTCCCGCTGGCACCGTTCCGCCGGGTCAATTTTGCCGTTTGCCGGAGGGTTTCTACTCTCCACCTAACGGGAGTGAGAAGCAGGTGTAGGGCTTTAACCTAGCAGGTTCTATGCCGCCCTATTATCCCCCCTTAGCCCCCTTCTTCCCCGGCTTTGGTGTTGTGTTCCGGCCACTCGTGCCCCTCTTGCTCCATCCGGGCGCGGACTGCCTCAAGAATATATTTTTGCAAACTCTTTCCGCTTGCCTCAGCAGCCGCGCGAATCGCTGCGCCTTCTGCTTTCAGCGGGCGCACGTTGATATAATCGCATTTTGCCGTATAATTTGCGTTGTTTCGTTTTTTTGCTTCTGTTATCGCCATATTATTACCCCTGTTTATTTTTAATTAAAATACCACACCGAGCCAAAACATTCAATCGTGCAATTTGCACAAACTTCAGCCGTGCCGATTTGTGCAAAACGGAGAAAGCACGGTTGAGTTCTTGACAATCGGCATTCAACCGTGCTACTATGCAGCCACAGCAAGCGAGCCGGACGACAAGCCGGAGCGGTTGCGAGTAAGCCGAAAGGAGAACCGACACATGAGCGCAAATTTTTTCAAGCTCCCCGAATCCGTCAAGCGGCGGATTTGGGCGGAACTGCTCGAACAGTGGGCAAAAAGAAAGCCCGCCACCCACTGAGCAGGTGACAGGCTTGCAAGATGAATTTCCGAACGTCCATCTTGTAAGCCAGTTTACCACAGATCGGGGGTGATAGTCAAGCGGATACCCCAGCAGGGCCGCACCGCTCAA